AACAGCGGCCGGAAAATCTTTGGTGGCTGCCGCCTTCATCGAGGGCGTGCTGAAAGCCTGGCCGGATCAGCGCATTCTGATCGTGACCCATGTGCGCGAGTTGATTGCGCAGAACCATGCCGAGATGATCGGGCTTTGGCCCGAGGCACCTGCAGGCATCTACTCCGCCGGTCTGGGCAAACGCGATGCGCAGGCGCGCATCTTGTTTGCAGGCATCCAGTCGATCCACCGCCGGGCGCAGGAAATCGGCCACACTGATCTGGTGCTGATCGACGAGGCCCATCTGATCCCGGGTAACTCCAGCACCATGTATCGGCGTTTCCTTGATGCGCTCAGCGAGATCAACCCGGCGCTGAAGGTGATCGGGCTGACCGCCACACCGTTCCGGACGGATAGCGGCATGCTGCATGAGGGCAAATCGGCGCTGTTCACCGACATCGCCTTTGAGGCCCCGGTGCGCAAGCTGATCGATCAGGGCTATCTCAGCCCGCTGGTCTCAAAACAGCCCACCACCCAGCTTGATGTCTCAAAAGTCGGCACCCGCGCTGGTGACTTCATTGCCCGCGATCTCGCGGCCGCAGTCGACCAGGAAGCCATCACCCGCGCAGCGGTCGCCGAGATCATCGACTACGGCAAGGATCGCAAATCCTGGCTGGCCTTCTGCTCAGGCGTGGATCACGCGCGTCACGTTGCCGAGGAGTTCCAGCGCCGTGGCATCACTTGCCGCACGATTTTCGGGGATACACCAAAGGACGAGCGCGATGCCATTATCGCCGCCTTTAAGCGCGGCAACATTCGTGCGCTGGCGTCCATGGGCGTGCTGACCACCGGGTTCAACGCGCCGGGTGTCGATCTGATTGCGCTCCTGCGCCCCACCAAATCGGCTGGGCTCTACGTGCAAATGGTCGGCAGGGGCACGCGGCTCGCGTCAGGCAAGGAAAACTGCCTCGTTCTGGACTTTGCAGGCAATGTTCGCCGCCACGGGCCGATTGATCTGGTCCGGCCCAAACGCCCCGGTGAAGCGGGCGGTGGTGACGCACCCACCAAGGTCTGCCCGATGTGCGACAGCATCGTAGCGCTTTCGTCCACCGAATGTCCGGACTGCGGGTACGAATTCCCAGCCCGTGAGGTGAAGATCGCACCGACGGCCGCTGCCCTGCCAGTTTTGTCGCCAAAATCGCCGCAATGGCTGCCGGTCCATGGTGTCTCCTACAGTCGGCACGACAAGCTGGGCGGTCGGCCCTCGCTGAAGGTCACCTACAGCTGCGGGCTCACGTCCTACAGCGAATGGGTCTGTATCGAGCATCAGGGCTATGCGCGCCAAAAGGCGGCAGACTGGTGGCGCAAGCGCGCACCCGATGCCCCCATTCCTCTCAGCGTCGATGAGGCCATTGCGCAGGCAAGCCGCCTTACACGCCCAAGTGACATCTCGGTTCGTTCCTCGGGTCGCTATTTTGAAATCTCCGGTTACAGGTTCGATCCATGCCCCAAAACCACTCCGGCCTCTGCACCACCTGCCACCGGCAACCTCGCGGCTTTGGTTGGTTCGACGCGGACTATCGCCGAACCGACCCGCGTCGCGACGCAAGCCGCAAGCACCTCTGTTCCCGCACCTGCCAGGACATCTGTCACGGGAGGAAGGGTATGATCGATCCCACCCCGAACGAGAGCGAGGCAATGACCGTCGGCGGCCAGCAGGGCGGCGAATACCTCGAGAACATTGGCAAATCTGATCTCGCCACGCTGACCGAGACCGAATGGGACTGCTTTCTTGATGCGGTCGTCACCGGATATTGCGACCACCTGCGCGAGCTTGCGGGCAAGGACCGCACGCGGCTCGACGACATGACCCCCGAGGTGCCTTTTTGATGGCTAATACATCCAACATGGCGCGGTTTGGCGCGCGTCTTGTCACCAATGGCTATGCCATTTTGCCAATCGGCCCGGGCACCAAAAAGCCCGGCCAATTCAAGCGCGGTGCGTGGGTCGATTACCCGGAATGGAACCGGCATTCAGAGCGCCCGACAACCGAGGTCGAGATAGCGACATGGTCAGCTTGGCCCGATTGCGGCATCGGGATCGTTGGTGGCGCGCTTGCTGCGATCGATATTGACATCGTTGAAGACGCGGAACTGGCGCTCCAGATCGAGCAACTGGCGCGGGACCGGCTGGGCGACACGCCCGCCCTGCGGATCGGAAAGGCACCGAAGCGCATGCTGATCTACCGCACGGCCGTACCGTTCCGGGGTATAAAGCATCATCCGCTGGAGGTCCTCTGCCTCGGCCAGCAGTTTGTCGCCTATGCCACTCATCCGGACACCGGCGCGCCCTATGCCTGGCCGGATGAAGGCTTGGCCGACCTCGACATCACGGACCTGCCGGAAATCACGGCTGAGGCTGCGGTGGCGTTTTTGGAGGAGGCCTATGCACTGCTGCCAAAAACCCTGCGGCAGCGAAGGCTTTCGACCGTCGCGTCCGGTGCCGAGCATCTTCGCAGCCACAGTCAGATCGGCACTTTGCCAGCCATTGCATCGGCCCTCGCATGGCTGCGCAATGCCGAGCTGGATTATGACAGCTGGATGCGGGTCGGTATGGCGCTGAAAGGAGCTCTCGGAGAGGCGGGGGTAGATCTGTTCACTGACTGGTCGGCGCAGGCAGCAAAGGATGTGCCCGCAGCCACGGCGAAGGCCTGGGACAGCTTCAAACCCGACCGCATCGGCGCAGGCACGATCTATCACCTCGCGATGGAACGTGGCTGGCAGCCCGATATCGATTTGTGCCTTGATGGCAGCGTTGATCCAGAGGTGGCCCATCCAGCAGCGGGGCTGCTGTCGAGATTGGGCCTTCAGTCTGATGAGGACCGGGAAATGGAGGCGCAAGCTGTCAGCGTACCGCCAGCGCCACCCCTATCGCAGCTTGATGGGGCACTGGCGATGATGATTGAGCATATTCTGGCCAGTGCGATCCGGCCCCAGCCTTGGCTGGCGGTTGGTGCGTCTCTCACCGCGCTTGGCACCTTGATGGGGCGCAAAGTGCGCACCGAGAGCGATCTGCGCTCAAATCTGTACGTGATTGGCCTTGCGGAAAGCGGCGGTGGAAAGGATCATGCCCGGAAGGCGATTAAGGAAATGTTTACACAAGCGGGATTTGCGTCGCATCTTGGCGGTGAGCGCCTAGCCTCCGGTGCAGGGTTGATCTCCGCGCTCACCCGACAACCATCATCGCTGTTTCAGATCGATGAATTCGGCAAGTTCATGGCGAACGTTGTGGATAAGCATCGCGCCCCGAAGCATCTGTCCGAGATCTGGGATTTATTTACCGAACTCGCAACCAGCGCGGCAACGACCTTTATGGGCGCAGAGTATGCGGATCAGAAGGAACGGCCCCGCCAGGATATTATTCAGCCCTGTGCCTGTGTGCACGGAGTGACCGCGCCGGGTCCATTCTGGGAGTCGCTTTCCACTGGCTCCTTGCAGGATGGAAGTCTAGCGCGGTTTCTTGTTTTTAGGACCGAAGATGACATTCCTGATCGGAACCGGACCCCGCGCTCGCTTAGGGATGTGCCGCAACCGCTTCTCGATGCGCTCAAAGCAGTCGCTAGCGCTGGCAGCAATCATCGTGGCAATCTTGCTCAGACAGGAGGCGCGACCATTGTGCCTGCACCACTTCTTGTAAAAATGGATTCCTCCGCACTGATGGTTTTTGATGATCTTGATCTTGAGATGACGAAACGTCAGCGTGCAGCGGTCGGTACGGAACAAGGTGCTGTGCTTGCGCGCGTCTGGGAAAATACGGCCAAGGTTGCGTTGATCAAGGCGGTCAGCGCAGATCCTTCCGCGCCGGTCATTCGCGAGGTGGACGCGCTTTGGGCGCAAGAACTAGTTGCACACTGCATTGGTACGCTCTTGCAGCAGTCAGAGCGGCATCTGGCGGACACGCGCACCGAAAAGCACCACAAGAAGGTGCTGGAAATCATCAGATCTGCTGGCAGAAACGGTATAAAACGGCGCGATCTGACCCGCAAAACCCAATTTCTAGATCTGCGGGTGCGCCAAGAAGTTCTGCAGACCCTGATTGAAAGCGAACAAATCACCAGCGTGAGCACCCAGACCAAAGGGCGTAGCGCTGATGTATACCGGATTGGGTAAGACTTACGACAACGTCAAATGAAACGTCAAAGGACGGAAGATGAGGGTTAAGTATATGAAAGAAATGTAAAATAAACTTCCGTCATTCCGTCACCTAGAAGAAACCTTATTCCCCCCTGATCTGAAGTGAGGGCGGCAGATCGGGATTCCCCTCTAGAGAGAGATGACTATATGACGTAAGTAATTATATATAGTAATAACAACACTATACTCTTTAAAATCCGTCAAACTTACGTCAATTTCGTAATTTGACACTTTGACTAAACTTGACCGACCCTTCGGGGCTTGGCGAGACCGCAGCCTTCACGGGCCAGCCCTCTCGCCTCGCTCGCAAACGCGAAGAGGAGGTCTGAATGACCCAATCCACACAAACCCCGCGCACCATTATTGCGCTCGACCTCGGCACCACCACCGGCTGGGCCATCCGCGGCTATGACGGCCTGATCACCAGCGGCACCGCCAGCTTCCGGCCCAGCCGGTACGATGGCGGTGGCATGCGCTATCTGCGCTTCACCAACTGGCTGACCGAGATCGACCGGCTGTCTGGTCCGGTGGAGACGATCTGGTTCGAGGAGGTCCGGCGCCATGCAGGGACCGATGCTGCTCACGTCTATGGTGGTCTGATGGCTTCGCTAACCAGCTGGGGTGAACTCAGGGGCGTGCCATACGAGGGCGTCCCAGTTGGAACCATCAAGAAATACCTAACCGGTCAGGGTAACGCGCCCAAACAGGCCATGATCGATGCCGCCCGTAAGCGCGGCTTCAACCCTGCGGATGACAACGAGGCCGATGCCATAGCCATCCTGCTCTGGGCCATCGAGACGAATGGAGGTGTCGCATGAACCGCCATCGCGCATCTGCGTTCACGATACCTGATAAAACTCAGGCCCAAATCGACACCTCGAGTTCCGATGGGGGTAAGGTGCCGGAATGCGCACTTGCCAATTTTTCTCCCATAGAAAACTGCGATAACGCGGGAGGTGCATCATGAAGGCGATGCGGTTCACGCCGAAGGGCTACGGCGGCGAGCGCCGCGACCCTGATCAGGTCAAGCGCGACGGCTGGCACGAGCAAGGTCTGCTCGCTGTCACCGTCAATGATCACCGGTTGACATGGCCAGAGCGTGAGCTCGTCGAACAGCTGGGATCGAAACTCTATGGCAAGCGCCCGCAGGGCAGGGAGGTTCGCAATGGCCGATGACTGGACACGCGCCATGGTGGCCGATCGGCTGGAGCTCGCGGCCGAGGTCATGAAATCGCTGCCGCCCGTGCGCCCGCAAGGGTATTTCAACGCCTGGCCGGACTATGCGGCAAGCTTCGGCGACCAGGTCGGCCAGGAGCCGCGGTTGAAAAAGCCGCTACCATCGCCGCGGATGATCACGCAGGCTGACGAGGCCATGCTATGGATGCGCTGGCTGGAGCAGGACGTTGCCCAGATCCTCTGGGCGCGATCCAATCGCTGGCCTTGGAAAAAGATCTGCTGGCACCATGGGATCAGCCGACCTACCGCCAGCCGGCGGTATGAGTACGGTCTCGCGGTGATCGCCTTACGACTGAACGGCAGGACGGTGCAGCGCAAGCGGTCGATGGAGTTCGTGATCGCAAGCGTCCCGTAACCTTTAATAAGGCAGGAACGTTATTGAAGGTTAAGCCGTTATCCTTTAATAGTGCGGATGCGTTATTAAAGGATGAGATGATGGCGGAAGATTGGAAACCAAGGCTGGGCACCTTTGCGGAGACAAGCGTTGGTGGCGAACGTGTACGGGCCTATGTCCCGGCGAGCTTGCCGCCAGACCCGCCCTTGAAGCTGCCAGAACTCATGAACGTCTACGAGCGGGCGGTTGCCGCCGTTGGGCGGCTGGATAATGTCACCACGATCCTGCCGTCCACGCCGCTCTTCCTTTATATGTATGTGCGCAAGGAGGCATTACTGTCGTCCCAGATCGAGGGAACGCAATCTTCGCTGTCTGACCTGCTTCTGTTCGAGAGTGACGAAGCACCGACGGTAGAGCTCGACGATGTCACTGAGGTCTCGAACTATGTTGCTGCGATCGAACATGGCGTTCAGCGCATCCGCGGCGGCTTTCCGCTTTCGCTGCGCCTGATCCGTGAAATGCATGCGATCATCCTGAAGTCTGGTCGCGGGGCAACCAAACAGCCTGGAGAGTTTCGCAGGTCGCAAAACTGGATCGGTGGTACTCGACCCGGAAATGCCCAGTTCGTGCCGCCGCCGCCTCACTTGCTCAACGACTGTTTGGATGCCTTCGAGCGCTTTTTGCATGAGGATGATCGGGGGCTTCCGCCGCTCATTCGGGCAGGCTTGGCCCATGTCCAGTTCGAGAGCATCCACCCGTTCCTTGACGGAAACGGACGGCTTGGGCGCTTGTTGATCACGTTGATCCTGGTCGATTCCGGTATCTTGCGTGAGCCAATCCTGTATCTCAGCTTGTTTCTGAAATCGCGCCGCGACGACTATTATCGGCTGCTGCAAGAGGTTCGGCAGGCAGGGGCTTGGGAAGCATGGATGGAATTTTACCTGACAGGCATCGCTGAAACAGCGGAACAAGCCTCCGAGACCGCGCGTGCCCTGATCGCAATGTTCGACAAGCATCGCCGAGAAATCGGCGTACTCGGACGTTCGGCGCCCTCTGTGCTGCGTGTGCATGAACTCCTGCAAGCCCGGCCTGTCGTAACGATCCAGACGGTCGTCGAGACGTTGCAAGTGTCCTTTCCGACGGCTCGAGGGGCACTTGAGAGGCTTGTGGCGCTGCAAATCGTGCGTGAGACGACCGGCAAGCAGCGTGATCGGATCTATGCATATACCGACTACCTTGATCTTCTTGACCGTGGCACTGAGCCATTGCCGATGTGAGTGCCGATTTGTTTGTCAACCCCTTTCGTGCAAGTGAGACAATTTTTGGTGAGACACCGGAGGGGATTCCCTTTTTCTGTGGAGAGTGTAATTTGGCCCCAAGATCGCACGGGCTGTGAGAGGCGGAAGGCTGATCGTGAGACGAAGGTGTTGATCGATCTGTTTTATTGGCCAAAGCCAGAAGGTGCGAGGCTGGATGAGTTTTGGCGTCCAACCCGTTGATTTTACGGTTCCTTCCTGTTAGTAATCGTATACGGGGGGGCTGGGCGCAACGCTTTCCCAGTGACGCCATGAAAAACACCCGTTTCGTTTCGCTTTGCACACAAACCCAATAAACACTGGGCTTGAGGACGCGTAAAACCCCTCTGAAACGAAATGGCCCTCTGACCC